TGTGCGTCTTCCATTTGTTTGAAAAATTTGTCAACTTGCTTGGCGGTAAAACTGAAAAGCCCGGTCGCATTTGCGGCTGGTGTTTGCACGAGATCGGCGCTGTAGAGTTCTGTGCAACTTGCGAAGTCCATCCCGTTCACTTCGCGGATCGGCCCGCTGAATGCGATGCTAATACCGAATGTGTCGGGGAGTTTGCTTGAAATCTCCAAGACGTAATCACGCATTGGCGATGTTTGGAGAAGGTTGAGATCGCCCAAGAGTTGCGATCCGACAATGCGGAAATTGTTAACGAATCCGACGATGTCCTTAATGCCTGCGCCGTGGTCGAGGTTGACCTTGACGCCGCCTTTGTAGGACTCCGCGCATTCCTTGACTTCCATCAAAGTCTGCTCGTCCACATAAAGCCCGTGGCCTTTTGCTTCGCCGATTGAAATTATTGAAACGCCTTCGATGACATCCATGCGAAGGCGCGGATGTCAAATGCTGTCCATCAATTCCATTGCCGCTTGTGCCATTAAATAAACTTCAAGTTCGTTCTCTTCTTCGCCACCGATGACATCGAACGACATAGAAAATCTGATCTCTGGGCGGTTCGTGCTGGCGTGAGTGCGAGCACCTAGCGCCGTCGTGCTGGTGCTGGCGAAAAGCTCTGCCTGTCCAGCATTGGAGAAGCAAGACGAGCCTACGATTTGCGTGCGAGACCCTGCGCACACTTCCACATCCGCGACCGAGAAAACAAGACGTACTCCGCGAACGGTAGCCGTGACTTTGCGTTCTTCGCGCCCTCGTCCTCCGCCCCCAGGCAGATCGATTGGGTTAATCGGAACGGGCGGAACGACCGGAATGAATAGCAAGCCTTGAACGCCGATTGAAAGCGGCGTCGGGCTTGGCATTAAGCCCTGCGTAGCGATGAGCAGGGAAGCTAGCATCCGCTTAGACTCTCGTGACTACGGTGTTCGTTGTGCCGTCGCCGGATATGGATTGAGTGATCGCGCCCGATGTCCTGCTCGTAGGCGTGACGGTCAAAGCATTTGCTATGTCGAGTCCGTGGATCGCGTGAACCTCGGTGATCTCGGTGAGTTCTGGCGTAAGTTCCGTGCGCATCGCTCCTGTGAAAAGCGTGACTGCGCTTGTAGCGAAGGCGACAGACTGGATGACGGCGGCTTGAAATTCGTGGACGTCTGCGGCGGCGTGGTGCGATCCTGTCAGTTGCAGTTCGTTGTTGCTGTTAGTTGATCGCACGACCCTGCCTCCGTATGTTCCGGCTGTCGTGTGGCCGCTCGTAGCCTCGTCCCAGACTGCGTCTGCGTTCTCGGCTGCTGTTGGCAACGCCGCAAGTTGAGTGTCGAGGTCAGCGGTCGCGAGTCCTATTGCGGCTCGGACGTTTGCGGCGGTCAGCGTTGCCGTGCCCGTTGTCGCATCCACGGGGACGCCAAATGCAACTGACGAGGCGGATGGAATATATGCCACTCCAGTCAATGCACCGCTTGCATACACGGTTCCAAAACGGACATCCGTTATTGCAGCTTGTCCCAGCGAGTTGTCGGCGGTAAAAAAGTCGCTGTATGTTGTTGATCCGTTTTTGCCTTGGCGGAATTTTGCCGTTGTGGGGGTTGGATCGACTAAATATTTTGAAGCATAGACGGCAGGAAACCCGTTTGCGCTCCCGATTATCGATCCGCTGATTTTGACGCTGGCTGCGGTGTTGGCTGATGTTAGCCCACTTGCCGAGTTGGTCGCGGTGATGTCGCCTGTAATTACTAGGACGCCAGTAGAACTGTTAAGCAGCCCAGATGCTGAATTTGCAGAAACATTGCCTGCAACATTAATTGTGCCAGAAGAGACATTCACTATTCCGCTACTCGACGCCGAGGATCCTCCGGTAACATTTCCCGTGGCATTAATTACTCCGGTTGAATTATTATTTACACCGTATGGGTTAATTGCGCCAGAGCCTCCTGTTATATTGCCAACGATGGTTATTGTCCCTATGCCGGTGTTGTTTGCGCCATAGGCTCGCGAACTGACTCCGGTGACATTGCCAGTAATATTTAGAGTGCCGGACGATGTATTTGCAACAGCGACAGCATCGTTGGCTGATCCCCCTGTGCAATTACCTACAATGGTTGCGCTTGCTGGAGATGCTGAAGAAAACGTAAGAAGCGTGACCGTTACGGTTGAACTTTTATGCGTGACGTTGGCTGTCAAAGTGACGCCGTTATTAAGAACGTATGTTCCTGTTCCAGCGTTGCTCAACTCCGTGCAAGTCACACTCGCCGTGATCGTGATAACGTGCGTGGTCGAAGCTCGCGCTTCGTCCGCTGCACCCGGAACAATGCCACCGACCCAAGTTGCTCCTGCGTTAAAATTGCCTGTTGCCGCTGAAAGAATAAGCGCCATTTTTTACAGACCCTTCGCGTAAATAAATTCTTGAATGCTTGCTGAAATTTGAGCAACGGCGGTTGCTGTCGGTGCGTCAACATTATCAACGCTTCCGAGTGCCATCGAGCGTGCGTAGTCGTTCGCAAGGATGACTTCGCCATTCGCGATACGCGTAGGAACAAGGCGCATCGCCACATTCGCGTCTTCGCTTGCGTCGGGATTTACGACGGACGTGATTGCGAGGTTGATCGAGTAAATGTCGTAGGTTTCTCCGTCGATGACGATTGGGTTGGTCGGTTTCATATTTAAGCTAAAAGAATGAGTGCGCTGGTTTCGGTTGGCTTGGGAAATTTCAATTCAAACGTGCTGTTGTAAACGTGCTTTTCGGATCCGATGTTCAAGACGATCAGCGCGGCGTTGCCTTTGCTGGCGTTGTAGATCATCGCTCCGGCTGCGGAGAATGTTGCAGATTTTAGGATGACATCGTCGAATGTTATAAAGGCATTTTTGCCGATGATGCCTGTGCGGTGTCCCTTGAGTGCTACGCCGCCGGTGGTGTAGCCAACGCCTTTGATCTCGCCTTCGGTTGTGTAGGCTTTCGTCGTCGGCCCGATCTTGGCCGCTGCGCTGTAAAACGCGATGCGGTAGTCATCGCCGGGTTGGTGAACTCCGGTGATGAGTGCCTTTTTTGCTTCAAGTGCTATGCCGTGGATTATCATTTATTTTGTTCTTTGGAATGCGGTGATCCGTCCGAAGTCGTCGCGCAAAGCCGTAACTAATTCTTCTGGCCCCATGTTTCCTGCTTTTGCGGCGGCCCAAGTCTGCCCAGCGTCTCCGCCCCACAATGCCCATGCAATGCGGCCTGCGGATGGGAAGCCATCTTCACCTTGTTGAAAACCCTGTCCCTTTTTATCAACTTCGTGACGTGAAAAAAACGAGTGCATCCGCTTGACGGTATCGTCCGAAAGATTCTTGCCGTTGCTGATGTCGCGAGCACGTGCGACTCCGACCTCGGTTCCGCCTCGGTTGTATTCTTCCCGCCACTTTAAGCCCTTTAGCGCCTCTTCTACCATTCCTTTGCTAGGCTTGTTCTCGTCAGCGAGATCAAGCTTGGGTTGCTCTGGCTCTGGTTGTAGCTCTTCTTTTACGACAGGCGCGGCGATAGGCGCGGCGGCTTGAATCGGCAGGATAGAATCCGAAATGTATTCGGCAGGGATATCCATCTCAGCTCCGAGCGCAACGATCATCGCGGCTTCCTTCGCCCGTGCGCGGAGTGCCTCTTCGTAGTCCTCGCCCATGTCGCTGTAAATTTGTCCAGCAGTCTTCAATCCTGCCTTCCACAAATTGATGTCGGCATTCGCTTCGCGTCCGTAGTCAATCGAAACTTTCGCAGGCCAGCACCAGCGGCCATCTAGAAGGTATTCGGAATCTGGAATGAGTCCGCGAGACGCGGCGTCGAGCAGGATAACATTTTTTATTCTGTTGAGGAACTGACCTTCCAAGAGTCCACGCCAGCGGAGGAACGTGCGCTCAGCCATTGCCGCTTCCATGCGTGCCATCGGCCCACTCTTGTCGGCATCAAAGGCGAAGCCGTAAGGCAATCCGACTGCCATGCAAATGTGAGCCTGCACCAAGCGGATGAATTCTCCGAATGCTCCTGTCGGTCTGTCCGACTTGAACATTTCCATTTTCTCGCCTGCGCTCAAATAGTTGACCGTTCCCGGATCGAGCGACTGAAGGCGTGCGACTTGGCCTTGATCATTTGTATTTCCCCTGGCGAAGTAGTCCCCTGCGTCGGCTGCGCCTGATTCGGTGGTGATGATGCCGCTTTGATACGAAGCATACTTGATCGCCTGCACCTCGGCCTTGATCGCTTCTTGCAGATCGCGAGTTGCGTTCAGCGCAGTAGCGAAAGCAGAGCGCCCACGATATTCGTCCAACCTTGCTGCGTCGAATAAATGAATGAACTCTTTTGCAACAATATCAGTAGGAGAAACATACTGGTTATTGATAGTGCGCGTGAAAATTGTGTAAGAAATGGGTCTTCCATAATCGTCAACATTTATTCCGCCAATATATTTGTCGGTATCGGTTTGGTCGTAAGGTGAGCCGATGCGGTCGGCCTCGACGCTTTGTAGTTTTAAATCTTCGCGGTCGCGAACGATGATGAATCCGCAGTCGCCATCGCGAAGCATTGCCGTTACAGCAAGCTGTAAAAGCGTTGTGAAGTTGTGACGGCCTAGGAAATCGCACTCGTTCATCCACTTTTGCCAGTAGCGTTCGATGGCCGTGTCGGCTTCGCGGTTGCCGGTGCGTGCTTGATAAGCGATGCGCCCGGAGACGTAGGTTGCAAATTTTAAAAGGAGCGAACGGACAGGCGGGAAGTTGTCCGCGAGATCGCGAGCGGCTCGGATGAGCGAGTACCTTTCGCGAGTTCCGCTTGTGTCTTCGCCTCCGCTGACGCCACGGCTGATGCCGCGCTTCTCGCTCGTCAATGCAGAGTCAAAGCGTCCGAAGTTACGGAGTTTCGCTTGGTTGACCATGCGATCCAATGCTGCCTTCGGCGCGACAAGAGAAAGTGCTTTTGTGATGAGGTCTTGCATTAGGGTCTTTGCGTGGGGAACGTCGGCGTGTATCTCGATACACGAGAACCGGAGGCGTTGTCAAGTGCAGCTTGCAGTTCTTTGATGGTCTGCGCGACCTCGGCAAGATTAGCTCGCGTGAAGCTCCGCCCTGCTATGCTGTAGCTCGCGCCAGCAATGGCGATTGCCTTGAGACAAGCTGTGAAATCGGTTTGCAATTCTTGCAGAGTAGCAAGCGGCAGACCGAAGAATGTTTTGTTCATCGCCATTTAAAAGTTCGTTGTGTCAATTCTCGCCTATCGGCAAAACCCCTGCCAGCATAGCTGACGCAAGCGCGATACATTCGCAGTCCCAAAGGTGGTTCGGTCTGCCGCCGATGCGCACCCATCGTTGCTCAACTTGTTTGGTCTTGGAGTTGGTCACGTCTTTTTTCATCTCCGAGAGCATCTGCTTGCGGTAGTCGTCCGAAACATCCCGCGCAACTTCCCATTTCGGAACTGCGTCAGCCTGGCGAAGTGAAGCGAGTTTGTCCTTGATGCCTTCGTTCGAGAAAAAGAAATACGCGCACTTGAGTCCGTCCGATCCGGCTTGCGCTCCCTCGATCTTGGAAACGAAGCGGCGCGTGCGCCGTCCTCCGTCGATATGATAAAAGCCGTCCTGCCCAGATCCGTGCGAAGCCGTCCACCCACGCCGTGCGCATTGTTCGTAAACGAGCGGCGTGTCGTAGCCAGCGTCAACGACGACGCACCGAGGAACAACATCGAATTGTTGTTGAATGGCGTCGAGCGTCTCCCAAGTCAGCGGACGCGACTCATGCAAGAGCATGGACGAGCCGTCCACTCGGAAGGCGCGAACGATGCACCAGAAGTGATCGCGTTGTTTGTCAACGCACATAAATCGCCGGTGCTCGCCGTCGATCTTCTGGCCTTCCAGATATTCCGCCTTCGCGTAGTCGCCGGTGGTTATCTCCGGCAGGTCGCTCGTTACTTCGTCTTGCCAAGTCTGCGCCTTGCGCTTCTGAATAAATTGTTTGAGCGGCTCTAGGTTGCCAGATGACTTGGCCTCGTTGGCTTCGATCCATTCTCGCACAATAGAAAACCAAGGAATCCACCATACGGCGTAAGCCGGATACTCGAAGCTTCTGTGACCGCGCACCGGATGCGGATTGAGTGCGCGATACGTTGCAGTATTTGCAAGGTTTCGTCGAGTCGATGCGTCGTCTTTGTATCGAGTCTCGCAATGCTCGCACTTCATTCTCACCGAGTCCTGCACTTTATCCCACAATATGCCGCCCTTTTCGTCACGTTCGGAAGCATACTCGATCTGGTCGAACAGATATCTCTGCCAGTTCCCGCAATGGGAACACGTCCAGCCCCAGACTTCTCGCGTCCCGCTGTCCCATTCGGCGTCTGCCTCATGCCCTGCGTCCCATCCTTGCGAGACTAGGAGCGTCTTTCGGTTCCATCTGTCGTGGTGACGAGCTTTTAACTCTTTTATCATCCCGCTTTTCCACCGCCAGACCTCGTCCCCGATGCAATAGCGCATCGACTTCTCTTGCAAGTTGGTCATGTTCGCCCCGCCGGCGAAGAGAACCATGTGCGGAAAGAGAATCGTTGTCTTGCGCAAGGCGTGCCGATCTTCTGGGAACAAGTCGCGAACTGGTTTGCATTCGTTGAAGATCGGAAGCAAGCGCGACTCCGTCCAATCCTTGACCATGTCGTCAGTCTGTCCGACGAACAAAGTCGGCCCAGGCTTTTGAGCAACGATGAAGCAAGCCAAAGTTTCCATCATCGTCGTCTTGCCGCCTCCTGTCGGTGCGCGAAGAAAGACCTGCGTCGTTTCGTCGTCGCTTGCGGCCAACAAAGGCGCGTTAAGCCACGGCGCAACCGAAGGATCAAAGCGTGAAGCACGATCCGAGTTTGGAAAGCTGACGTGGTCGCTTGCCCAGTCCAGTATCGTGCCGTCGAATGCTAATTTTATTCCGTCTCGGATGCCTTGGGCTAGTGGGTTCATCGCATTCCGAAAATTTGCTTGAGCGCGTCGAGATTTCCCGACGCGGGTTGTTTAGATGTCGGCTCTTCTTCTCCGTCATACATGGCAATTTCCCAAGTCGTTTCAAACATTTTGCGAAGACCGGCGGCGGACAACGTCACGTTGCCTTCACCGTCGAATGAAGGATTGCGCTTTGAGTAAATTTTCCAGAGTTCTTTTTTCGTCATAGGTCGAGCTTGGCTTTAACTAGTCGTAATTCCGGCATAGCTTAAACATCTTCTCGATAGCGTCTCGGACGTGCGGCCATTCTTCTGCGTCGAAGCGTAGCTTTCGACCGTCCTGGCTAATCTCTAGGAACTCACCACCGGCCTCGTCTACGATCTCGATCTCGGTTACGCTGTCGTCAAATATCTGCTCTCCCTTTACTCCGACTATCATTTTCGTTGTTCGTGTTTCGTATGTCATATTTTATAACTTCTCAAGTTCGTTGCATATCTCCGCCATCATAAGCTGCACGCGCGGACTCAATTTTTTTGTAACATTTGCTTCGTCTAGCCCTGCCAATACGCCACCTGAATCGTTCACAAGCGCGTCACCTTTAGCACTGAGCATCGCGCCGATGCGGATACCGGCTTCGCGGATCTCGGTTCGCTTTACGTATTCGCCCCGATCAACCGAAAGCGAAAATTCGATCTTCTCGCATTCCAGCAAAGTCTTTCTGAGCTTCGCCTCCTGTATGCTTTCCGGTGCGGTGTCTCCCCGCCCGTGGGTTTTCAGCCATTCTTTTCTCCATTCCTCTGCGGCCTCGATGCTGGTCAGCGGCATTCCCGCCTTCACCATTTTATGCACGTTAGGCTGCGTCATGCCCCAAGCCCTAGCAACTTCCTGTTGCGTCAATGGTTTTTTCTTTCCGTCCCGCTGCGCGGCAAACTCCGAAGCGATCTTTGACTCTCGCGCCGACAGAGTCTTTCCGTCCTTCAGCTTTTGCAGGATGTTCTTAAACTCGGCCTCGCGGATTTTGCTGGAGAGGTCGGATGCAGGCGGTGCTGAAGTTTTCTTCGCGCTCATGGGGTGGGCTTTAACCATTGACTGATGACGGCACGCGCAACTTGCTCTGTCATCTTTGGCGGCACGCTCATGCCGATCATGTATTTTCCGATCTTGTCTGTCTTGGCCTCGTAGTCATCAGGGAAGCTGCCGAGGCGCTTCCATTCGCGGAAAGTGAGGGTTCGGCATTCGGACCAGTGGGTAATAACCCACGATGTGGCGGGTAGCGATCTTGCCGGGTCTTTATCTGAAAGCTTCTTGTTGTTAAAAAACGAAAGTCGCCCCCGTTGTCTTAAGCATTCATCGCCATAATCGCTTCCCGGTTTTGTATTCGGCCAAAGCAACAAATCTGATTTTGTGGGCTTTGTTCCGTTTACCTCTTGATCCGTAAGCACCTGCAAATCTGCCGTAGCCTCCCCCGCTGAAATCCATCGATGCTTTGGTGCGAGCTTCAGCGGCGGCACCTTGATGTCGTCACGGATTGCCACAAAAAACACTCGTTCTCGCCGCTGCGGCACTCCGCAGTCCGCCCCATTGATTAGGAACAACTGCGGTCGATACCCGATCTCCTTAAACCGAGCCATGACCATCTTTGTGTAGCCTTTAGCATTGCCGATAATCATGCCCTTCACGTTTTCAGCGATGGCAACCTTGGGTTTCAACCGCTCCACAAGGTCGAGGTAGTCGAAGAACAGATCCGAAAGCACCTGCTTTGCCTGTCCCTCGCGGAAGTGCTTGTTTTTTCCCCATGCCTTTTCTCGACTTCCGGCCATGCTGAATGTCGAGCACGGCGGCGATCCGTCAAGGATGTCAAGGTTAAAAAGCTCATGAGGTAGGCTTGCCGTCAGTAAGTCGCGGATCGGGCACAGAAAATAATTCGGCGGGTTGAGGTTCCGCTTGTAGTGCCACGCCATCTCAGGGTCGATGTCGTTTGCCGCAACAATCGAGCATCCTGCACGCTTGTAGCCCATCGAGCTTCCACCGCCGCAGGCAAAGGTAGACATAACTTTGATGCCGTTCTGCGGAATGTCTTTTAGGTCGGCAAGCGTCCATGCGCAATCTGGTTTCTTCATGGCTTCTTTGGATCAAATTCAAATCCACATTTAGGGCATGCGCATTCCATCTGCATTCCGTCCACGTCAATCTCGCCGCCAGATGATTCTGGCGCTTCGTTGTTGCGCTCTGGTGGGTTTAGGAACTGTTCGATTGCGAAGTTGTCGAAGCCCAGAACATCAAGGTCAAAGTCGGCCTCCCGCAGGTCTGCAAGTTCTAGTCCTAGCATCTCTTCATCCCATCCTCCGCCGATCTCAGCGAGCTTGTTATCGGCTAGGATGTATGCGCGGCGTTGCGTGTCGCTCAAGTGGCCGAGGCGGATGCACGGAACGTCGGCAAGTCCGAGTT